GGTATCTTCAGCTTCCTTCCTAGTCCGCATAAAAGCAGCACCAATAGCGGTAACTAAGGGTATGGCTATACCAAGGGCAGAGCCGATCATAACCCACTTACCACGGAGGAGTGTAAGAGTACCTGCAACCTGAGTGGCCTGTTGGCCAAAAGCGACAAAGGCGTTAGTCCCCGACTGTACCTGAACTATAAAGTCACCTACCTGATAGCCAGCCTGCTGCATCATAACACCAGACCTGTTGATACCACGAGAAGTCTTACCAGTAGCATTCCCTAAGGCAGTAGTTGCAGTGGTGGCCCTTTGTAGTCCATCAGTAGTAGCCTTTAGCTGTCGTTTATAGGCTTCAAACTCTTTGTTGAGGCTTCTGGTCTTTGTACTTAGCTTAGTGCCCTCAAGGCCCATCTTCTCCAGCCAGTTTACAGCAGCCTGAAGGTCACTTGTGTCTACCGTTAGTTTTAGATCAGCCATCCGAGTTCATTACCTCTAAGTATTTCCTGTCAAGGAGTTTGATAGTTTCGATGTCTCTGGAAGACAGTGCGGTATTAGTTAGTTCAACATAGGACTTAATCTCAAGATAAGAGATGGGGTTAGCTGTATGGGCACCCATAGTTCTTGAGTTGTTTAAATCCAAAAAGGCAGACCAGAGGTGAGCAAAGAGTCTAGGGAAGTCTGGTCCCTGTAGTTCCTTTAGCTTACGTCCAGTCTGCCTCTCTACTTGTTCAAGGTGTTCTCTTAATGTGCCATCCTTCGAAGGCTTACTTAACTTAAACTGATGTTCAGCAAAGTCTAGTATCTGCGAAGTTAGGCTTTCGTAAAAACTTTAGATTCTTCCACCTTTGATGCGATAAGGTCCCCTACCCAGATGACAGTGGAGTATATCTCTTTAGCCTTAGACGTAGAGAACTTAGGCTTCTTACCACCAAAGGTAATGTTCCAAGTCTTTGTCGTTTTGGCTAAGAACTCAACACCTAGCTCTTCAGCTTCAGCAGACTTAAGACGGTCAGCCTGTTTAGCAATAAGAGTGTCAGCTTGTTCATGTCGGGACTTGCGGTATTCTTTACTGTGTGGTAGATAGACTTCAATGGTCATAGGTGAACCATCGTCATTCATCAGGGTGTCTCCATTGAACTCAAGCTCAACGACAACAGTATCATTAGCGGGAATAGTATTCTGTAGGTCCATGTCGGATGTTCCTTATGTTAAAAGAGTCGGGTGGAGTATGTTAAAGCAGGAAGCTCCAGCACCCGACAACCAGAGCCTCCCTAGCCCACGAGGGGATTACGAAGGACGTGTGATCTTCAAGTTAGTTGCTTCTGTGCTGTCATAGAGAGCGACAAAAGAACATTCTACCATACGGCTTTCAGGACCACCAACAGAAGTATCTGCTGAGTTGATCTTGATGTATGGGAACAAGAAGGTATATTCATTAGAACCTGTAGGATCATTAACAGATACTTGCAAGGCACTATTGGTTTCATACAAGAAGCGGTTGACAAGGGCTTCATCCTCAAAGTATGCTGAGAAGGTTCCCTCTACTGTGGCACGACCATACTGAAGAGCAGGTGTCTCATCGCTACCAACCACAAATGTAGGAGCAAAGGCATTGTCTACAGTGAAGTCTACAGCAGTGACAATGGCAGAGGCACTCAAGGAGCCTACGTTACCAATGCTAAGATCCCCAGAGTAAGCATCAAAAGGAGCAGCACCAGAGGCAGCATCTTGTGTCTTCTGGGTAGCACTCAGGGTCATGCCCTTACCAACCATAGAGAATGTTGTCGTTACCATCTGGTTAGGTGCCAGAGAGATACCCATACTTGAGACAGTACAACCAGTAAACAACTTAGCTTGGTCGATGTCAGCAGCATAGTCCTCAACAGAGAAATACTTAGGGGCTGTACCAACCTTGAGTACGTTAGTGCTGAAAGTACCCAGCATTGCACTCTCTAGGAAGTCATCATAGTCGCCATCACGTAGGTCAACAACAATGTCTCCACCAGCTTGTTTATTACCATGACGGTCAACACGAGGCATACGATCTGACTGAAGGTCATTACCTTGTACTCGTTCTTTGGTTAGGTTCAGTGAGTGGGTGCTAAAGGGTAAGTTAGTGAAGTTACCAGCAGGTGTGGTTCCGAAAGTGCTTTCCACAATGTAAGAAAGGCTAGTACGGGAACCTTGGGCGAAAGTAGGCATTTAAGTCTCCTAGTTATATAAGTACCAGCCAATACGGACTGGAATGTGATAGTGGGAACCCTCAGGAGTACCTAAGTCTCGTTCAGCGTATCTTATTGAGAGGGTGGTAGAGTTGTGGGTTATATCTGTGGTAGCCTCAAAGGCATCCATGATCTTATCCGCTAGGTCATCTCCAGCAGAAGGTCCATTACCCTCAGGGACACAACAGGTCACGAGGAAATAACCTTGGTAGTACATCTGAGGGTTCTGGCCACGTACAGCAGGTTCCCGTCTTGTGGGGATCATTCTTACGGACACATAGGATTGGTTTGTCGTAGGAGAGAAACTTACGTTCTCCCAAGCAACGCTAGGTAGGTCAGCGACAGTAGACAGGGTTGTCTCAAAGGTTGCTCTTATGTCATCATATATACTAGCCATTACCTGTTCTTATCCTTTACTGCACCAAAGACCTCATACTTCTTCTCGACGGGTTCTGCATGTGGTGCCCTATTCCTAAAGGAGATGCTCTTAGTTTCCTTGAGGTCTAATCGGCTTATGTCACCAACCATATTGCTTGTCGCTATCTCCCTGAAAGTCACTAAGTCACCCTTAGGTCTTCCTTTAGAGCTTCTACTACGGCCACCACCTGATGAGGAGGGTACGACAGAAAAGCTCTCTGCAAAAGCCCCTGTAACCACTGGGGTGCGTGCCACTAAGTCTTTTGCCAGATCCTCTAATAGCGCCTTAAGTTTTAACTCAAGAAACTCTTTCTTTTCGTCTACCTTGACAGTCACAGACTTGAGGTTTGGCTCTATCTTAATCATCTACTCTCTCACATGACATAGGTAGCAAACAAGTGTACCAGAGTTGTATATCTTCTGCACAGACTTGATTACCACTGTGTCGCCCACTGAAAGGATTTGGTCCTCATTGTCAGGCTCAGGGATAGCAACACCAGAGGTATCCAATGCAGGAAGAGTAACCATACGGTCTCCAACAGTGATGTTAGAACCAACAGTTTCCTGTAGGGTGTACGACGAAAAATAAGCCTTGACCGTATAGTCTGTATCCGTAACAGACCCAAGTTGACCCGTAGAAGGGCTGTAGGTGCCTGAGGACTTCTTCCTTAGTGTAGCCTGTTGACCCCTACGATTAACTAAGGTCTGAAGGTTCTTGGACAGCATGTTACTCCTCCAGTTCGTAGTCTAGTATTTCTCTATCTGCATATATGTCAAACTGGTTCACAGAGATCCTAGTGTTAGTCTTACCAACAGCAGGTAGCCCACCAGCGTAAATCCCTAGGGAGACCTTACCACCAGCAGACTTCTGAGACATAATCGTATGTGCTAGGGCCTTATAGTGTTGGCTTAACTGAGAGTATTTCTCTGAGAGTTGACCATCTAAGTCAGTGTCCACAAACCTAGCAAACTTAGCGGATAAACTATTAGCTATATAAACAGCAGCGGCATAGACATCATCAGAGGCAAGAGCGACAGCGAAATTAATCTCCTCGTTCTCAACCTGTTGGTCTGTACTGTCAGTGTCCCCAACTAGGAACCTAACTACATTCAACCTCCCAGCAGAAGTGTTTAAACTTAAGTCCGTTGAATCGTATGTCCATGCCATCCCTGTGTATCCTTACTCACCTAGTATTGAATCTCGAATGCGGTAGTAATCTTCCAACATCCAGTTGTTACGGTTCAGCCAAGCACGAATAAGACCACGTTGTTTGTCGTCAACCCTAGACTGTTTAATCTTCTTGTCGTTGTACTCTTTAGTAGTAGAGGTCCGACCTTGGACTTCCTTGTTTACCAACTTAACCAACGACAATAACTGTTCGCTATTCAGTTCACTCAGGCGGTCCCCTACCTTAGTAGTAACCTCTAGGTCTCGGTTGTGCTGAATATAACCTGACTTATATAGTTGGGCTATCTTATCTTCCTGCGCACCGACCTGTAGTTGCCAGTTGAACTCTTCCCCAATCTTCCAAGGTTTACCGAAGGCACTAAAGGGTCTCTTTACAAAGACTGGCCAATCTACCTGCCACCCGAGATGTGGGGGATGTACATATCCATCATGTTTCATATCATTCTCTTTTGCTTTTTAGTGGAGGATCACCCCCATGCCTAAACACAGGGGTGCCTCTTTAGTTAATCTGGATTAGGCCAGAACTGAGTTGATGAAACCACCGAGGTCAGCACCTACGATCTTCATGTCGTAAGCCATCTTGACCTGAATCTCTTCTGCAATTCCCTCAACACGGAGGAAGTCACCTGTGAAGGATTCAACAGTCAAGCCAGCGCCAGATGCTCCAGCAAGGGAGTTCCAAGCAAAGGTAACACCAGCAGCAGGGGTACGAAGGCCAACAGTCGAAGGTGTGTAGCACAACATAGCGTCGTTACCACCGATGAATGCGTTTACACCAGTAGCACCTTCAGCAGCAGTGTTCTCAATCGCCTCAAGGATGTAGAAGCTCTCAACC